GCGGGAGTATTTTTTCAAAATACAAAAGGGAAAACATCTTTTGATATTAATAAATGGAACGCTATAAAAAGCTGGAATAAGTTAATGAATAAAGGTGTTGTATCCAAAGATGAAGCTGGTATACTGTATACATATGTTAATGAGATCGCATATGGTTGGAGATCCATTGAAAGCAAAAGATGGATGAATATTCATAGTAGTAACCAAATGAACATAGACTTTCTTAGAACCTTTGCAGGTTTGACAGCTGATCCAGGACCTTGGCAGCAAGTATTCAACAGAAACTTTCCAGAAAAAGATAAATTTTATTTTGAAAAAATTTTAGAGAACAAAGTCAATTTAGATTTAGCGTCTAGAGTTACAATAGATACTATACACTCTATAAAAGGTGGAGAGGCAGATCATGTTTGTGTTTACGAAAAAGCTAATTGGCCTGCACATTTTGGACATAAGGTTGGGGTTGCAAGAAGCTCTGAAGCTAGGGTATGGTATGTCGGAGTCACCAGGGCAAGAGAAACTTTACATATACTTAGAACATATCATGAGTATTTCTTTCCATTGGCAAGACTGTATAATCAGTTTATAAAGGATAATTATGGTAGTGGCTAAAGGCGATTGGGATTATTCGGGAGAACCTAAACTTAGGATTCTATCATTGGGAGCTGGAGTGCAATCTTCCACAATGGCACTCATGGCTAATGAGGGAGCCTTTGGCCGCAAACCAGATTATGCAATTTTTGCTGATACCGGTTGGGAGCCAAAAAAAGTTTATGATCATCTAAAATGGTTAGAAACACAACTAGACTACCCTGTTGTGATTACAAAAAATCATTTAAAGTCAGGCAGCATCAAACAAGATTTAGAAGATGCAACAAAAGGTAATGGATATATCATGTTACCTTTCTTTGCTAAAAATACGGAGACTGGCAAGATTGGAATAGGTCCTAGGCAATGCACAAGAAATTATAAAATTACTCCGATTAACAGAAGAATCAGAAAACTTATTGGTTTGAAAGACAGACAAAGATTCCCAAGATCTATATGGGTTGAGGTGATGGTTGGCATATCAACTGATGAAGCAATGCGTATGAAACCTTCAAGAGAAAAATGGATTAAAAATATATGGCCTTTGATTGATCACAAAATGTCTAGACAAGATTGTTTAGATTGGTACGAAGGTAAAAACTATAGACGACCTGCAAAAAGTTCTTGTATAGGTTGTCCATATCATGATAATACTCTTTGGAATGAAATCAAAGTTGAAACGCCTGAAGAATTTGAGGAGGCTTGTAGACTAGACGATATGATTAGACATACAGGTAAAGATCCAAAAATAGAAAGATACCTGCACCGAAAAGGCATACCACTTAGATCAGTAGATTTTGAAACATTACTAAAAAAGAAAAAGAAACCTGAAGATCAATTAGATTTATTTAATAACGAATGCGAAGGTATGTGTGGGGTCTAAAAAGAAAGCCTTAGAATATCAGGAAGGTGGGAAACACTACGTACAACATGCGATTCAACCTGTTGTTTATTGTATGAAAAACAAACTTAATACAATTGATTCCAACATAATAAAATACGCAACAAGAAGAAAGCCAGGTGAAACTGCTAGACAAAGATATAACAAAATTATTCATTACGCAAAACTAGGAATAGAATTAGATGACCAATCAAATTAATTTTACATTTCAAGACTCAGATTGGACACCACCTACTAGGTTTCCTGATTTAAGAAACGAACCTGAGGTTGCTATAGATTTAGAAACAAAAGATCCTGACATCAAAGTCAAAGGACCTGGATGGCCAACTATGAATGGTAATGTAATTGGTGTGTCCGTAGCTACAAATAATTTTAAAGGTTATTACCCAGTCGCTCATGAAGCTGGTGGTAACATGGATATTAGAATGGTTCTAAATTGGGTTCAAGATATATGCAGATCAAAAGCAGTTAAATTATTTCACAATGCTGCATATGATATTGGTTGGTTAAGGGCACACGGAGTTGTGGTTTATGGTAAGATTGCAGACACAATGATAGCTGCTGCTTTAATAGATGAAAACAGGAGAGCTTATAGTTTGAATGCTTTATCTGTCGATTATTTATCAGAACTTAAATCAGAAGCTGGTCTGAAAGAAGCTGCCGAAGATTGGGGTATAGATGCAAAAGGAGAAATGTATAAACTACCAGCAAAGTTTGTAGGTCCTTACGCAGAACAAGATGCTGTATTAACTTATAAGTTATGGCAAAGATTTAAAACAGAAATCACAAGACAAGATTTGACTGATGTTTGGGAAATGGAAATGGAGCTATTACCATTATTGGTGCAAATGAGAGCGCATGGTGTACGTGTAGATCTTGATGGTGCTGAGAAATTAAAAAAAGAATTTTTAAAAAGAGAAAAGGCTGCGCTGTTGAAAATTAAGAAAGCTGCGGGTATGGATATAGATATATGGGCAGCTAGATCTATTGCGAAAGCGTTTGATAAGTTGAAGATATCTTACCCTCTTACTGAGAAGGCTAAAGAACCATCTTTTACTCAGAATTGGTTGACTAATTGTGAGGAACCCATAGCTGGTTTGATTCGTGAAGCGAGAGAAGTTAATAAATTTCACTCTACTTTCATCGATTCAATATTTAAATTTGAACATAATGGGAGGATACATGCGGAAATAAATCAGTTGAAGGGTGATGCAGGGGGAACCGTATCCGGTAGGCTCTCCTATGCACACCCGAATTTACAGCAAATACCAGCTAGGAACAAGGACCTAGGACCCAGGATCCGATCATTGTTTTTACCTGATAAAAACTGTAGATGGGCATCTTTTGATTACTCACAGCAAGAACCTAGGCTTGTAGTACACTATGCTGCAAGTATAGGGTTTAACGGCACAGAGGACCTCATACAGGCCTATCAAGAGGAAAATACGGACTTCCACCAGACGGTAGCGGATATGGCTCAAATACCGAGATCTCAGGCCAAAACAATTAATCTAGGGATATTTTATGGCATGGGTAAAAACAAACTTTCACGAGAGCTTGGAATAGACAAACAACAAGCTGATCAAATACTCAGAGAATACAATCTGAAAGTACCTTTTGTTAAACAGTTGGCTAATCGAGCGGCAGAATCAGCTGATAAAAATGGTGCGATATGGACTTTAAAAGGTCGTAAGTGCAGATTTGAGATGTGGGAACCAAGTTCTTTTGGTCTTCACAAATCAACAACATTTGAAGATGCTGTAAATAAGTTTGGTAAAAATAATATTAAACGTGCAATGACATACAAAGCACTGAACAGATTAATTCAAGGATCAGCTGCAGATCAAGTTAAACAAGCAATGATTGACTGTGCAAAGAAAAATTTCATACCGCTAATACAGATACACGATGAATTATGTTTTAGTATTCCACATGAAAGGTTAGAACCTGCGTGTAATGAAATAAAAGAAATTATGGAAGTTTGTATACCTGAGTTGAAAGTACCTTCAAAAGTAGATATATCTACGGGTATGAACTGGGGACAAACTAATGACAGTAAAAATTGACGAAACTTTAAATATAGGGCAGTGTCCTAAGTGTAACGAGCACACACATTTCAATCCTACCAAAAACAAAAAACTT